ATATTGATCAACCCTATGCTGATAATCAGCCATCGTTTGCTCTAGGCTTTCAGCGCTGGCAATCGTCGATGCTGCGGGTAAAATTACACAAATTGATGCGATGATGAACGTAAAGTTTTTCATGGGTTTGGCTCCATAATTTAAATGTCTTTGCGGCTTAACGCTTCACGCCCTTCAACCTATCCGCAACAAGTGTTGCATATCCGGCTATGTCTCGCCAAGAATCTTCATGGTTTGTGTTGCCATTCAAGATGCGGGCAAGTTTAGAAGCAATCATTTCAAGCGCTTCTTTTTGATCATCCTGCATGTGGTGCCACCTGATTTTCCCATAAACGCGGAACGTTGATTTGAGGCTTTGAGATATACAAGCCACGTCTTCAAACCCTCCATACTCATTATGACGCTCTAATAGGATCGTCGTAATGTCTCGGACTGTGTGTTGTTTAACTGTCGTTAGCTGCGGCTTTGGCGGCGGCAATCCGTCTTTAGTTCCCATTCCGTCCCCCGGCGGTTGGTGTCGTAATCATGTTCAAACCGTAAAGGGCGATTAATGTCGCTTCCGCAACGCCATCATCTTTCACGCGGCTGAATAGTTTTGCGTGTTGAGGGAATAAAGTCGCCGCGATCTTTCGAGCCTGCGTCTTTGTCTCGGCTTTGGTTTGATCCTCCGCCCGTTTAATCCCATAAACAGCTTTCCAACTTGCAGGGGAAACCTTGTGCAAGGATACGTTCAAGGCATGCAGAATGCCGTGAACAATCCCTGTGTTTACCCCAAACTGAAACTGCCCCTGTTGGCGGGGTCTGCTACTTACATTCTCTACAAATGCATGAGTGCTGGATGTTAAGTCCAATATCGCCGCCAAGTTTGGGCCATCAATCTGTAAAGACTTCTTTCCATTCTTTGTGACTATATGCGTTGGAAACGACCCTGCCGAAAACAGATTGCCCTTCGCGTCAACGACAGCCCATCCGCCCGACAAGCCAGGATCGACGCCCAAAACGCGCATAGGGGTCGAAGGCGTTAACGCAACCATTAAAGGATCGCCGCAAGTGCTAGGGCTGTCTCTTCAGCAATGCTTATGTCTTGGCGTAAAGTTGCCAGTTGAATGGCCTTTTGCGCCGCCTGTTCTTTGGCCTTCTCTCCAGCCTCTTTAACAAGGGCGAGTTGGGCTGCGTCATAGGTGATTCGTTTTGGTTCCCAATCTTGCGCCGTTAAGACGACCCCCTCGGTTCGGGCAATGTCTTTGATGCGGTCGATTTGCGCAGTTGGGATAAGCCCGTCGCTCCCATAAGGTCGAGCGTAAGACCATCTATAAACACTGATCCTGTTACATCCAATCAGTCGCGCAAGATTTCTTTCTCCGCCAAAACGGGTCACAATTTTGCGCGCTTGATCATAGGTCGGGCATCCAAATTGCCCTGTATTTCTTGGTCGCGTCATTGGTCTGTGAACCTTCGATCTTCGGGAGGAATCATAGTTAATATTCGAAGCATGTTACAGTTTTTGCAACAAAGAGCAAGTAGAAATACTTATACTTTTTGTGGAAAATTAACTTGATTAACCGCTTTGGTATATAAAAGGTTAATTTCTGTTCACGCGCGTTAATTTGTGTTAGGTTAAACCTAGCGAGATGTGTTACTGTAACATTGTCGATTGATGGCGGGGGTCTTGCTTTTCGATAGCAGCCCCCCCCCCACCATAATTTCGTTAAGAAAGAATAAACATGGTTGGGCTAGACGAAACTGAACGCAACAAAAGATGGTTTCAAAATAAGTTAGAGGAACGCGACCTCACTTATCGAAGCCTTGCTGCAATGATGGACATGAATGGTCCAGACGTTAGCCGCATCATCAATGGCCAACGCAATATCCGCGCTGATGAAGCCACCAAACTGGCAAAGATCCTTCGGGTTCCCGTCGAGGATATATTAAAGAGAGCGACAGCCACCTCCCCCATCTCCAGGTATGAAAAGAGTGACGTTAAGCGCTCGCCTTATGTCGCTGTCGTTGGCTATGTCGATGAATCAGGCGCGGTTAAGAAGGGCGGGACGGCAACGGCTGCTGAACGCCGCGTTACTCGGCCATCAAGGGCGGGCGATGATACTGTCGCGCTTCGGCTGCTAGACATGGGGCCTTTGAACGGCTGGCTGCTTTATTATGCTCCCCTCACCTATGTTCACGACAAGGCTGTTGGCAGTATGTGTGTCGTTGAGACTGAGGATGGGCGTAAATTGTTACGCCATGTGCAGTCTTCGGGGAGAGCAAAACAATTTAAATTGCTTGATTTTACATGTAACAAGGAAGAATTAATTGAATTAAAAACCGCTGCGCCAATTATTTGGATGAAACCGGGAAATTAAAATTGATAATTTAGAATAATTTAAATTCATTATTTGATGGGCGTTAAGTGGATGTTCTAGTGAAAGCCAGAATATTTGTTACAGTGGAATATTTGCAAGTGATTGTTTTTGACCAAATATTCTAGCATTCTAGTAATTCCACTGTTTTTCGGGCGAAATCCTATATAGAAATATTTATAGATAAAAACGCAACAACTTGTATATGTGTTACATATAGTTTTTATATATAGTCTTTATATTATATTAGAATATATAGAATAGTAGAATATATATATATAATATATTGATATATATAGATAAAAAATATTCTAATGTGCTGTAACAAGTCGAGTGCTTCATTAGAATACTAGAATATTTTCTCTCCCGCTTTTGATGGCCGTATGGGCGTAAAGTTGCGCGTGATTTTTGAGGGCAAAATAAAAGCGCGGAACATTGCCGCGCTTTTGAGTTGATCGACGGCGCAAGGGATCAAATGCCCCAGATTGCTTCGTCTTCTAGTTTTTCGTTTTCTGGGTAGGTATCACGAATGAGGTCTATTAAACGCGCTGCTAGGGTTTGTTTGTAATCGTCAGTTTCACATGCTTGGTATTCAAAACATTCGCATGCTTTTCTGATCTGAGCGATCACCCTTTCCTCTGTTATTTGCTTTTTTACCGAAGGGTATAAACTCGCGCTTGCGCCTCTTCGGGAATAAACGCGGGCGATCAAATCTCGCGGCGATATTTCCTCAAAAGCATAATCTGAGGCGCAATCCCGGTCTGTCCCTTCCCCGTATCTAGCGGCAAGGCTGCGCAAGTTTTCCTGTAGCAAGATATTGAACATATTTTCTGAGGGGATCGGCGTTGAATTTACGATCAGGTTAAGATGGTCTTGAGAACATAGAAAAGCAGACATTGGCTTGGCTCCAATTAACGCGATGCTTTGGCGCATCTTGAGGGGCGCATTTCTGCGCCCCTGGGGATGCGTCAAGCCGCTGCGCGCGATTGGCTGCTGGCTTGTTGAGCGAAAAACTCGGTAATCCGCCAAAGCGCTTTATTAACGCGCACGTCTTGGTCAATGCCCTTGATTTCGCGCGTCGTCGTCATTCTGCCGCGCTGATAACGTCCGCGTTCATCGTATGAATGAGGGCTGCGCGCTGAAAGACCGCCGCGGATGGCGTTTTCTTGGATCACGTTAAAGCGCGTCCATAGATCGTCAGCCCTATCATCAGCGCGTCTAGCCTGTAACAGTTGCTCCGGTTGTATCGCTGTCGTTTGATTGCCCTCTTCGTCAACGGGGAAACGAATTTCATGGGCCAATTCTGCCAACATTCTAGCAGCGTCATTGTTGACTGTGATCTGGCTCCAGTCTTGAGGCGCAGCCAATAGATTTTGCGCCTCTCCTAAAACGCGATATGTCCCCTCGATTACGTTGTCTATGGCGTTGCCGCTGTGGCGAACTTTTACGCTGTCGATTGTGCTCGTTTGAGCGACTAGGCTATTTAAGCAGCGAATGCGGAACATTCCCGCCATAAGATCGTAAGCGCTTGTTCCGTCGTTGGCGTTTTTAAGGATAATTTCGCAAATGTTGTCTCCGACCTTATAAGCGCTTTCGTTGTCGAAACGGCGCAGGCGAATCATATGCTTCGTGAATGCGCGCTTTCCTTCATCCTTGCTTCCGCCTTGGCGCGCGGCGACAGGAAAAAACCCCTCTTTCCGAAGGCCATTCAAAACGTCGATAGTTGGAATGGCTTTAAAACGCTCGGATCTGCTCTCATGCGCCTCAAGCGCAAAAATAGACGGTGCTGATTTAAATAGTTGTTCATCGGTCAAAGGCTGCGCTGTGTCAAAGCGGGCTGAGTTGCTGTAGATTGTGTTTGATCTATGAAAGTTCATTATCTTGGCTCCAAAGTTAAATCAGGTTGTTACGTTTTTCACACCGCTTTAGGCAAATAAAAGAATTGGCGCGGCAAGTGCAGCAATCGCAAGGAACATAATCCCCAAAATTACGCCGAACTTCTCAACTCTTTCGTTGGTTAAATCGTGATCCATTGTTAGCCCCTTGTGTATTTGTGTGATTTGCTATGATCTAAAGTTATCACACGTTACGTTTAACGCAACAGCAAAATTAAAATTCTTTCGTCTTTTTTGTTGATGTGATATTTCAGCAACATGATTGACACTCTTCCTTCAACTGAAATCCAATCAATCGTGAATCACGTAATTGATCTTGTTCTTGACGGTTGCTCTTTGCGAGAAGCGGTCAAAAAGGTTGGAATTAGCCCGAAAAAATTCTCTCACGCGCTTCAAGGTGATAAAGACGCCGCTCGCGCTTATGCTCGCGCTTTAGAAATTAAAGCGGATTTATTGGCGGACGATATAATTCAAATAGCGGATACTGCCGAAGACGCGGCGAAAGCGCGTAATCAAATAGATTCGAGAAAGTGGATAGCCTCAAAACTATACGCTCAACGTTATGGCGAACGAATAGACCTAAACGTGACCCAAACAATAGATATTGGTTCAACGTTAGCCGAAGCGCGCGCACGTTTGCGACCTATATGCGACCAGTCAAACGTCATAGATTCACAGGTTATTGATATTACTGAGGCTATTGATAGCCGATCAACTGATAAGCAATCAGTGAATAACGATTTGCAGCCCGATATTTTCTCATAACACCCCCTCCCCACCTCAAATCGCGTGGCCCCCTGGGGGTGGGGGTGGGGGCCAAATCGGCTGGCGAAAA